ATTCACGCAGATGGCAGACTCCGCACTTTACGCCGCAGCAGGAGTGAAGGAAGTAGAGCTATTGCGTGCTCCTTCGATTGTCGCGCAGGCACCTACTGCAGTTGACACACCTCTCCAGCTGGTTTTCGGCGCAGCGCAGAAATCAGCTTCAGATCCGGTGATGATAAATGCCGCTGGTCTGGTAACTTTCAACACCGCAGGTAACTATGCTGTGCGTGTAAAGTTGCAGTGTGGTCGAACCGGTGCCACAGGAACATCAATCCTGCTCAGCCGCCTGCTGCTGAGCGGAACTCAGATCGGATCAACTGCCTGCGTTAAGCTGACGCAGACAGACGCAACAACCCCTACTGAATCACGCGTCATTATGAACGTGACAGCAGGACAAACACTTGCTGTCCAGATTATGCGAGATAGCGCCGGATCTAACTTTGGTGGCGTCTACCAGCAGGCTGCAACGGTTACGGCTTGGGGAACAGCACCATCCGCGTTGCTGGTCATATCTCGGCTGGAGCCAGTCTGATGAGCACAGCATTCAGTAAGCGCATGCAGGGTGTTGGCACAAAGCTGCTGACTAAGTACGGCAGCACCGTTAACCTGGTGCGAGCTGGCGAAAAGGTGTGGGATGCCGAAGAGGGTGAGTACATTCAGCAGCCAGATACTACCATCGCATTAAAGGCCGTACCTGTCCCTGTCAATGCCAGCCTGGTTGATGGCACAACCATTCAGGCCGGAGATATGATCGTAAAGGCTGATTACTCCGTCATCCCATCGATGGAGGATAAGGTTGAGTTCTCTGGCGAACAGTGGTCAGTAGTTGGCATTGAGAAGAAGATAGTTAATGATGATGTTGTTGCTTATTTTATCCAGGTGAGGAAATAGCATGGCCGGATTCTCTCTTGATGTTTCAGCGTTCTGCGAGAAAGCAAAGAAGAATCCAGAGACGGTTATGCGTGCTGTTTCTATAAAGCTTTTCAGTGCGATCATAAAAGGAAGCCCGGTTGATACTGGCAGGTTTCGCATGAACTGGCAGGCAGCAGGAGCATCGCCAGCTTCAGGAACTATCCCAGGAACAGATGTAAGTGGAGATAAGGCATCATCAGATGCTGCAAACTTCGTTACCGCTACTGCTGACTGGCAGGAGCTTACTCTAACCAATAACCTGCCATACGCTGAAGTTCTTGAGTTCGGCGGTTATCCAGGGGATGGGCCGAATACAATTGGTGGATATTCAAAGCAAGCGCCAGCTGGCATGGTTCGTGTTAATATAACCCGATTCAATACGCTGCTTAATGAAGAGGCTGCGAAGGTAAAATGACCTATTACGAAGATCTGACAAAAGCCTTTGATATTGCGCTGATGTCATTTGGAGCAACAAATAACATCAAGGTGTGTCTTGAGAATATCGATGCGCCTACCAGCACGGCAACGCCATATCTAGCCAGCTTTATGCTACTGGCTAACACTGAACAGGCCGATCTTGGCTTCAATGAGCAACGTGCTGGCATATACCAGGTAGACATCAATTACGCATCAGCAAAAGGTAGTGCGCCAGTTAACAAAATGGCTGATCTGCTTAATTATGCTTTCCGTGCAGGAACAACCCGCACTAGAAACAATATCTGCGCCGAAGTACAATCAGTAAGCCTGGGGCCGCTCATTGTACAAAACGGATGGGCGACCCGCCCACTGTCTATTAATTTTATTGCATTTACTGAGAGGTTATAAAATGGCTGGCTTACAACCGTACAAGGGCGCGACAACCGCTCAGTTTTACGTTGAAGAGGTTAACCCAGGGGTTACGCCTACTTCTCCGGCATGGAAACCGTTGCGCAATACTGGCGGCATTCCTGCGGTGACTCGCGATGCACTGGTTTCTAATGAGCTTGATGGCGGTCGTGAGACTTCATCAATCCGCACAGGTAACCGTCAGGTTGCAGGTGAATACGCGATTGAGCTTAGTTCTGAGTCGCAGGATGATCTGCTTGCCGGAGCCATGACAAGCGAGTGGGTAAATGGCGAGAACATTTCTGGCCTGACCATTGATGTATCTGCATCAGCGAAGACATTCACCCGCGACACTGGCAGCTTCATTACTGACGGCGTTGAAGTTGGCGATCTGATTTATTTCCCTGGCCTGACTGGCGACAATGCAAAGCCTTTCTTTGCTACCACCGTAACTGCGCTGGTTATCACTGGTGCTGGCATTGCGCATACGCTGACGAATGAAACTGATGTGGCGACAGCTCTGACCACGGCAGATAAGTTAGGCACCGGGAACCTGTGTAAGACCTTCTCTATCCTGACATGGATGAAGGGCCGTTGTGGTGGCGCTGACAGCTTCATCGTTACTCGCGGCGTTGAGTTCTCTGGATTCTCTATTGAGCAGGCTGTTAACGCCATGGTTACTGGGTCATTCCCGTTCATCGGGCTTAGCCAGGAAATCCTTACCGCATTACCAGCTGGATCTACCTTTAACTTCAGTTTCGATGCTCAGCCGTTTGCCAGCGTTGATGTTACTGCATTCGATGGCACCGCTAAGCTGGAGCTGATCGATACGTTCACCATCACAAACGACAACGGGACATCAGCACAGTTTGCACTTGGCGATGCATCGGTTGCCTTCGTTGAGCGCGGTCGCGCAGCAAACACCTTCAGCCTTGCAGGGAAGTTGTATGATACAGTGCTGCTGGATAAGTTCCTGAACGAAACCCAGGTTGAACTAAGTTCGATCATGAGTGGTCCTGATGGCGCGATGTCGTTCACACTCAAGCGTGCGCAGTTCACAGCAGCAACGCCTGAGATCGGCGGCCCTGAGTCAATCACGCTGAGCATTGAAGGTCAGGCAACGGGTACGCCTATGCAGTCTTCCATTGTGATTCAGCGAATCACTTACCCGTAACAGAATTGCCGTGGATAGGTTCGCAACCGACAAGGCGACTGGTTATCGCCTTCCACGGCATCACCAAACCAATAACCCTTTAACCACAGGATGAAATATGAGCAACAAGAAAACAGGCACTACTGGCGGCAACTTCGAACAGGCTGTGAATGATCTCGCCAAAGGGGCAAAGCCACGCCTTAAACTCTCTGATTTCTACTTCGCCGACAAGCATGCGGCTGGTTCTAAGATGCCAATCCTGCTGCCATCTGGCGAAGACTCTGGAGAGTGGTTACAGGTGCGCGGCCCTGACTGCGATGATTCAGTGAAGGCAAGCCGTGCTTTCACTAGGGCACTGTTTGCCGTTGATGACCAGCTTGCTGGGCTGAAGTCAGAAGCAGAGGCGAGTAAAAACTGGTACAACTACAACGTGGCGAAAGAAGACAACACTCGCGACCTGAATATCGAGTTCATCTCTGAGATCGTCATTGGTTGGTCACTGGACGAGGAATTCAACCATGAAAACCTTCGTGGTCTTCTGTTGCAGTTCCCAGGGCTGATTGACCAGGTTACACGACACCATGCTGCTATGCGTGAAGAGCTTTCAGCAAAGTAAATGCGCTGTACTCATTTGCTGAGTGGGTTTTCGTTGATAAGCAGAAAAGGCAGAAGTTTGACAGCATATCAGACGGCCACAAGGCGGCGCTATTGGCTATGGGTGTCATAGACAAGGTGGAAGAAGCAGCGCAACCAGAGGGGCCATCGTGCCCCTCTATTTTTATTGGCACCTTTGAGAAGTACCGAGATCTTAAGTTTATTAAGAAAGAAACGGCAGGTTCGATAAAGCTTTATCCGCGCGACATGCTGACATGGCAGGATATCATTGCGTATAAAAATGCTACTATGCAGCATATGAGCATTATTGAGTGCGAGGTCATAATGGGCCTCGACGGGATCTTTGAGGGTAGAGACGATGGCTGATACAGCTTCTCTGGTAGCAAGAGTAAAAACTGAAGGTGTCGATCAGGCAGCCAGGCAGCTTGATGATTTTTCTGCGGCTGCTGCTGAGGCAGAAGGAACAGCATCGGCATATGCGCGCGCCCAGGCAAAGGCTGCATCTGAGGCAAAGAAAAGCATCGCGCCTGTAAAAGGCCTCTCTGACATCACCGAGCAGCTAGGAAACAAGATTGCCATACTGGAAGAGGCGCAGACGAATGGAGCAAGATCTGCGGCAATACTTGCAGCCCAGCTTAAGGCTGGCGCATCTGCATCTTCTGAGGAGCTAAATAGAATAGGAGATTTAACAGGAAGGCTGTATGACATGGCTAATGCCACTAAAACTGTGGCAGCTAACCAAGATGAGTTCAGAAAAGGAGCGCAAAGGTCTGGAACTCAGGTTCAGGCAGTTGGTTATCAGGTTCAGGATTTAGTTGTACAGCTACAGTCTGGCACTTCTGCATTCGTTGCCATAGGCCAGCAGGGTTCTCAGCTGGCAGGCGCATTTGGCCCTGGTGGTGCTGTTCTTGGCGCAGTGATTGCCCTGGCATCTGCTGCTGGTGGCGTGCTTTATAAGTCATTCAATGATGCTGAAGTCGGAGCTAAGAAGCTGGAGGAGGCCACCAGATCATTGCAGGGCGTTCTGCGAGAAGGCTCAAATGGTGCGCTTGAGCTTACTGACGACTTCCTTAAACTGGCGCAGGCAAGTAACGCAGCTGCACAGGCCAAGCTGGCCGCCAGCCTTGCGGATGCTCAGACTCAGATCAGGGCCGCAGGTCAGGCTGCTGCTGAAGCCTCAACGAAGTTTGATTCGTTCTTTTCCGGTAATGTTTTCGGTGCCGCCAACGACCTGCAAAAGCTAACCAGTGCTGGGATGGATACGGCTCAGATAATCCAGACTATCGGAAGTTATTCATCTGCATCTTCTGAGCGTGTAACCGCACTGCGTTCATACGTTAATGGCCTTTCGAGTGATTTCGGCATCACAGCAACACAGGCACTTGGCCTGGTAGATCAGTTAAAGGCTGTTCAGCAAACAAAAAGCCCTGAATCTGTTAACGCCCTGGCCAAACAGCTTGCTCAGTTGCAGCAGCAGAATGGCACCAACAACGCTAAACTAAACGAGTTCAACAGCATCATTCAGCAAGCCGTTGTCGATATGGCTAACGGTAAGAGTGCTGTTGATGCGCTTAACCTTGCCTATAAGAACTATGGTGCCACACTCGACTCACTGAAGAAGAAACAGCAGCTCGCAGGAGAAAACTTTGTTGCTTCACTTGAGCTTCAGAGTAAGCGCGGCAAGGAGCTTATTGATGGT